TGTCCATCATAATATATGATTGAGAAACAGAAAGCAACTTATTATATTCGTGGGTCGCCATTCATCCCAAGGTCTAAAGACGCTTGGGTTTTCTGGCGACACGGAGATAAAATTGAAGTTTGTTTTATTAAATGGAAGCAGGTCTAATTTTGTTATGGATACGTTAATTTCTCGATTCCATGTTATATCTCTAAATTGTTTCAATCCTAAGTTACTTGGTTTAAGACATGAAGATGCTTGGCCTTTAATGCTTTCCTCAACATAGAAACTGGTATTACCTTCTTTGTTACCGAGTGCAGTGGAAAAAAGAATACATTCTGGCCCAACATTTTGTTTCATTATCTCAAACGTATTTGGGTCGGCTTCTATCATAATAATATTCTTGATGCCAGCATCTTTGTACATTGAATATTCTTGTCCATGATGAGCACCAATATGAATAACACCACGAACAGTAAAATGATATTGTGATAAAAGTTGTGGCAATGGTGTTATCATATTGTCAATAATTCGTCTCCCGGTATGCAGGCGTTTTCGCCCCCACAGAACATTTCGATTAATTTTGAGTCCACTACTTTAGGGTCAACCCACCAGTCTTCGTAAACATCATCGTGAGATATATTGGATATATTGCCCGCAATTAGTGTATATCCATATTTCCGCAGTAAACTTCGGGATGCTTGACGAGTATAAGAACCTTGGGCGGTTCTATATGCGTCATGTTCAAAAGTAATTACGGAAAATCTATAGTCAACCAGTGGTAAATCCATTAAGCAATCATAAGCTGAATTGTCAATATCTACTTGTAAGTAATCTATCTGTCTTGAATAGTTGGCTAATATCTTGGTATAATCCAGTTTAAGTGCGTCGTCACAGACAAATGTATTAGTTCTATATTTTTTGTGTAATTCCGAGAACTTATTGTCTATTTCAATGGAAATTCCATGCCATCCGAATACCGACTCCAATAAATATGTGTTGCTGATTTCAATGGGATCTTGAGCGCCTATTTCTAAAAATGTTCCGTTTCGCTTACCATTTAGCATAGTGAGAACAAACATATCTTGGAATGTTTGAGAATAATTCTGTTGGATGACATTTAGGCCAGGAAATTTGTATTTTAGATTAAATTTGGGATTATATTTTATCATATTAATATTTTGATGAATTTTTTGTTGTCAGGAACTAAGTCTATGTCATCTTCTAATGGAGTGTTTTTCCATGAATTTCCAGGGAGAGGATTGATATTTAGTGGGGCATAGATTGTTTCTTGGTCTCCAAGAAATGCCGCCCACCAACTTAGAGTTGATTGAGATATGAAGAGCCGTTTTGCACATCTCATTAGGGTAAAGTCTTCCATCAGATTTCCATCGCTTATATATACATTCTTCAGACATGCGAATTCATTTAGAACTGGACTAGTTTTTGTATCGGAAACAATAATGCATCTATCATAATCTATTTTATTTATTATGTCGATGAAAATGTTGGTTGAAATGCTTCTTCCTTCTGCTACAATGTCTCCCAATCGGAAGTGAATTACAATATCATTTTTCTCGGGCTTTATGTGAGTAGAATCATCATACTGAAACCAGTTTTTTATTTGTTCAGAATAGGGAGAATAGTACCAATGTTTCTGCCAATATCCATGCAGAAATATAAGTCCTTTATGATTTAGGATTTCTTTCATATCTATATACTGAAACAGATGATGTGGAGGAGGACAAGTATAACCACATGCCAGTTGGTTTTCTAAGATTCGAATTCCTTTTGATATAGGAATAGCATTAGGAAAATATTTTTGGACTACCGATGGGTTTGCATTTTCGCTGTGATTATGACACTCAAGTTGATAATTCTTCTTTTCGGCTATAATTCTTCCAATAGCATATTGGAACATTTGGTTTCCGAGTCTCCCCAAATAGTTGGTAATTATCATATATTCCTTAGTACTATGACTGGTTGATATGTTCCGCCGACTCCTGTATCACGAGACATGAATGATTCGTCCATCCCTACACATCCTTCGAGTTTCCATCCTGTCGTGAGAATTGGAAAACGAATTGGTCCGTAGATACGATGAGCATTCCATACTACTTTATCAAGTCCCACGGGGACAGCAAGAATTAAGATACCATTTTTCTTTAGAATTTTTTTCATTTCAGTCATAGCCCGAAGGTCTCCGTTTGGATTGAGTGGGTCTCCATAACGTCCTAATCCATCATGCTCAAATGATGAGATGGAAATGGCTATATCAAACTGACGAGGGCTATTCCAGTATTCTTGGATTGAAATCTCTTCCATGTTAGCGTGTCCATATCCAGGAAGATTGTATTCGATAGTCGTTGGGTTTCCGCCAAACTCCAACACGATGGTTTCATACCACGGCTGGGTTGATCCCATTATTGCAACATTGATGCCATTTATTGGACAGAGTTCGAGGGCTTCATATAACCACGTATCGGTTTCTCCATAGTAGTTGACTTCATGGTTTTTGACTTTTTTGCGAAGGTCGCCGAATTCTTGGACAGTCCATTTCTTATGGTTGGTAATTGTGTCATCAATATACCAATCCTCAAGTTTGATTTTTCCCCCAAGTAAATACTCTAATTGTAGAGTTTGTGGTAATTCATTCCATTTAGGAGGCGTGTTCATTTTTAAGTTGTTGTATGTGTTGTTTCCAGTATTCGAAGTCAATCTTATTTAAGTTCCATTCGGAATTAATAATGCGTTCGTATTCGTTGCTTAAAAATTTCTCAGTGACTTGTTCCCACGATTCAATAAAACAAATTGGCAAGTCTTCGTAGTAGGAAGTGTTGATGTTTCGTTTCATTATCGGGATGCTGTCTAAATAGAGGCATTCCCAAGTACGATGACAATCTATTCCACTTCCTTCGGGACAAATAACAAATTTATGTCTATAGATGTTGTCAATGTAATTGTCGAATGCAAAAATATTTGGGTGATAGATTGAAGTAACAAATGATCGATTTCCCAATATTTTATATGCTTCTTCTCGATCTGCAATGTTGGCTTGGTGAGAGCTATGGCACATAAATACCATATTTTTATATGTCTTATCTTCTTGGACTTTTGCTTGCATTTTTTCTATCTTGTGGATATGATGAAATGTGAATCGCTGTAAAGTTTCTAGTCCAAGTGGGACTGATTGTAGTCGTTCACCGTTAAATGCCACGTTTGGCGAAAACCATCGAATGACATTGCAGGGAAGCTTATTATAACGTTCCTCGGTAATTTTCCAATCGGTACTGTGTGTTACTAATAGAGTCTTTTTCTTAATCGGAATTATTAATTGGAGAATAGCTTCACAATTGCATGTACAGGTGTAAATAAGCGGAATACCATCGAATGCTTCCACGGCTTTTCGGGAGAAAGTATTAGGAAATTGCTCGTTATCATTCCCGTTGGTCGGGTCTGTGTAGCAGAAGTCGGCTATTTCTGCGAATAAGTCTCCACGAATGTATGTCATATTGTATCTTTTGTAGGGATGGTGCAACATTACCTTTTATTTCATAGGTATTCCCGATTTCTGCATAAGAAGAAGATTTGAAAGTCTCATTGGAAGGATTTCAAAAATGTCCAAATTGAACATAGAAATTAGAGATGCTGATATTTTGTAGAAGTCGTTTGCTCTTTCTGTGCCATGTAAGTCTTCAACGATGAAAAGTCCTCGGGGAGCTAATTTGTGAATAGAGTTGACGGCGAAGCAATAATTAGCATCGAATTCATGGCAAGCATCATCTATAATAATTTCAAATGTTTTATCTTTTAGTTCTGGGCTATTCCACATTGCTTTAATTGAGTTGACATCTTTCGTATTGCAATGGAATGTTTTTATACGATCATGGGCTAAAGCAATAGTAGAATCAATATCAGCACCATAGATATTGGCATTAGGGAAGAATTCTTCGGCTGCAAATACAGACGCCCCTACCTTGCACCCTGGATAATTAAAGTGCCAAGGAATTGAAGTATTTTGTGACCCCAACCCCAATTCAAAAAAATTGAACTGTTGATTTCGAAGAAGTTGAAAGATAGGATAATAGATGTTTGTATAATTGTGTTGTGCGTCGGTTTTTTTGTCACTGCCATATTTTCGGTAGAGAGCACAAAGTTCAGTTTCTTCGGTTTTAGGAATTAGTCCCATTTTCCAATTTTCAATGATAGAGCGAATCGATGTCATAGTTCTTATAGTAGTTCTGTTTTTTGCCAACTGCAATACCATAAGTGTATTGCATAGGTTTCAGGATATATGTAATGGCTTAATGCATTTTCCATTTCTGGAATTGACATATTACGAATTGTTTCTCGTTGTACTGCAGGGAATGGAAAAAGGTAATTCGGAGGTAAGAGTATGGACATTGGGCGTTTATCTAATTCTTCGATTATCTTTCGCGAAAACATCTCGGGGCCAGTAAGTGTCATGATTTCGGGAATACTTCGAGGTACAGTTTTTATTTTTCCAATGTTCCGAATGATTTGACCAACTAATTCGTTTCCTTGAGAACAGGCAAAAATACTCGGCGCTAGACAGGTTTCTGAATTGATTAATGACCCGTCGTAGGAACCAATGATACCACAAAAAAAGTCAAGATAAAGCAATTCATCAAAATTCTTACAGCAATAGAAATCAGTATCTACATAGATCCCTCCATAGCTATAAGCAATTTCATAACGTACCACATCTGATTTGGCACTTGGGTTCTTCATGTTGTCATACATCCACTTATTGGTCAGTCCAAACTCTTCGATTTCCTTCTCGGTCCATAGGAAGAAGGTCCAATCGGGGTGTTTAGCTTTCCAAATGTCAGTGAGAATCTTATACTTCTCAGGAAATGGACACCCAAGCCAAATTTGATGAATAATTTTGGGTATCTTGGGAGTTCGGTCTCCCGTGTAATTCAGAAAGTAATCATTATATGCTTTCTCTATGACCTTCCATTTATCGGAAGGTTGTATTTCCGTATTACATTTATAAATTGCGTCGGTGAAATTCATATTTTGGCACGATAATTATTTCTCTTAATACAGACATTCTTAAGTCTTGCTTACCACCATCCAGATGCATAAGGCCGTTGTACTCCACATATTATAAAAGATGATGGTTCATTAACATGTTGCATTACATGTGGAATATTGAAATATTTGATAAAATCACAAAGCATACTTTCGGCATTATTCCACTTGTTTGGAATTTCATTATGCTCAACTAAATTTTCCCATTTTAACCAGTAATGAGACATTTTGATAGTTGTTTCGTAATCACCAATAAAAGTTACATCGACAATCAGTGTTGAATAGTAAGGGTGTGCCGGGTCGTTTGAATGTCTTTGAAATGACATGCCTTTTGTGATTGCATTGTTCATATTAAATGTTCCTATTATTATATCGGGGCGTAACCGAAGAATATAGTCATAAGAGACATTATTATTACGAGAATATTCTTCTATTCTTCTGTTCATAGACATTAGTTTACTAAACATGTCAAAACAACATTCTGGCTTAATGAAAATCCCGGCATGTTGTAATCCCTGAAAACGTTGGTTGTATTGAAGTTGTTCTGGTGATAATTCGTCATACATTAACAATACTTTCGGAGAATAAATCTGTTCAATATCCTTGGCGCTTACTATTTTTTGAGAGTTGATGGGTTCGCCATTGTTACTAATAAAACGTCTGTTACCAGTTCGGGTGAAGGTTGAAACAAACACATCACAATCATACTTATCTAAAATTTGTGATTTAAGAGTAGGATAAGTTGTTTTGCACATTTCCCGAGTATGACCACTAATATTAATTGCTAATTTCATAGTTTCATTAATTTGTAAATCCGGGATGCCCTCGGTTTTCATCGACCGTAAACAACTCGTTATAACGTTTATTCGTGTTCAATTGAGTTTCTATCGTTTTGTCATGATACAGTGCTAAATCTTCATCTTCGGGAAGTGCTGAAAACTTGGTGTAGCCTTCGAGTTTCTCATGTAAACGACGGTTCCATTTTATTTTGTCTGGTATATTGCGATAACATCTGCCTTGATAATCAGGCCAATTAACTATGAGGCGATTCTTACAGGACGGACTTGGTGTTAGACGCCATCCCCATTGTTTGGCGTGATCATGACTTACTCCACGAAAATCGTTTATGCGGGGAACTGTAAACAATTCTACGTCAGAGTTCTCGTCAATAATCTCCTTGATATTGAGAAGAAGAGTTGTACTTGGATTCTCATCTCCGTCCAATTGGAATATCCACGAATTTTTGCATAATTTGGTGCCATAGTTCTTATGACTACCATAGTCACGTTCTAAGGCATGTTGATACAGGCATACATAATCTTGATTGGATGCCTCGGAAAGAATTTTCTTTGTTTCTTCGTTGTCAGAGAAATCATCGAGAATGATGACTTCATCATTTTCCTTGTCAATATGCTGATCTAACCTGTTAAACAGATTTCTTAATGTCTTGGTCTCGTCGTGACAAGTAATTAAGTACGAGATATTCGGCATACATTTTATGGATGTTCCTTGGCAGGTGATTCCATACTCCCAGGTGAGAGTGTCGTTTCAACTGTAGTAGTTGGTTGACCATCTTTCTGAGGGGCACATCCTCCAGCAGGCATCTCAATACTAGCAGTTTCTATATTTTTAATTGTCCCTGGTGTGGGTTGGGGATTGCCCGGTAGATTTATTCGTTTTAATTTTGGAAGACGAATGGGTTCCTCAACTGCAAATTTTGGAACATATTTATCCAATAATGCATGGAAAGATTTGTCCATCGCTTGTAATGAGAATTTCTCCATGTTTTCGGCACGAAGTTGTTCATACTTTGCTAACAATTTCTCATCGTAATTGGAATAGATTTTCTTCATGAGACGACCTGCTTCTTCATAGTTAACATCGAACCATTGGGCTTCTTTAACAAACCAATCGTTAACTGCTTCGCCAGGAATAGGTTCCAATTTGCCATTGAAGAATTCAGCATAGGATGGATTGAGAAAATCCAAGTGACCGCTCCATTTTGGATATATGGTAGGTTTTCCGGTTAATGTTTGTAATAGTGCAGGATGACAATTATGTACTGCAAAATTTTCCGTACTGTAACTTTCATCTTTTTCGACCGACAAATTGTATACCATTCCGTCATATTGAATTGACTCTATAGATTTTATTTTGAATGTGTGGTATAATATATTTTCCGACGCAATGATACATGATTTTGGCCTTCCGCCGTGAGATAAATGTTTATTGCTAGGAAATTTTATATGACTGAATTCGTGGTTTTTATTTAGAATACGAATTATCTTTGTATTGGATTCGTAATTTGATATGCGAATACGGCTAACTGGAGCGTTAAATCTATCATTTTCTTTGACATCATGGCAAGAGAATATATCCAATTTCAGTAAACATTCTCGTATATCTCTAATTAAGTTGTCATTTACTAGCTGGAGAGATATATCTTTGTTATTTTTTAAATGCCCGTCTCCGATAAAAATTGAAGATATAAGATTTTCAGTAAATTCCGCTGAAACAGTTTTTAACATTGGTGGAATTGTTTTGTGTATTGCTCCTTTTCCGAATAATGCAGTTAAAAATTCACCGATAATTACCGAACAAAAAATTATTTTCAATGAGTTTTTTGATTCGTGTAGTTTAATGGAATATGAGTTAATTTTAAATACACTCTTAAAACATTCTATTAGTTCTTTTGCTATTGTATGTTCTTCATTTTTGTTGAGACAGAATACAATTTCTCCTTTGGAAACGCATCCTTCTGACAAGAAATATCCGCATATTTTTGCAAATTCCGGGGTTAAGCAAATATCATCCTTTATATTTTTAATTGTTGTTTTGGTTGAATGGATGTATGTTAATTCGTCATTTTGTAATTTAATATTCGGGCAACTTATGATTTCTGATATTTTTATAGATGACAATTGATTCCAACTATAATTTTTAGGTAATGCTAAATAATCCGATAATTTCAATTTTTCTGCCGGAATCCATTGTAACTTGTCATTTCGATAAACATAACAATTGTGATTTGGTGTAAATTGATATTGTACGGTGTTAATTCCATTATAAACAGATATTTTTTTCATTTCCCCCGTATAATATCGAGATAATGACGATGTTACCTGTTTCCATCGTCCAATATGAGTAAATACCTCGTCCTTATTTGTAACATCCTTTATGTTTTTCAGTCCCTCTTTAGTAATAATTGGTGTATCTTCCAAAGTACACCATCCTTCCCCGTGCGTAAACGAAACATTTGCCTTTATTTTTTCATGATTATATAAGGCATTCATTTCAATATCAGTTAATTCTCCGTGAAGCAGATAAACGTTTGGAAGTTTGGCGTTGGGTTTGGTTTGCTTCACCATTCCTGTAACATCATTGATTTTGTTTATGCAGTCATACTTGTCCATGACGCATAGTTGTGCGCCACTTGTCTTAAGGATAAGAGCAGGCGGATTATCCATATCTGCAAATGTTTCGGAAAACGTCTTAATAAGCCATCCGATGGCCTTGCGATCTGCACGGATGTTGCCAGCGGTCCATTGCCCTACGAATAAAAATGCGAATGATTCGTGGACATTTTTCATAACTTCTTCCAAGGTTGCTACCTTTTCATTAGTCTTCTTATAGATACGAGTGTCTGCACCCCAGAATAGAACATCCATTGGCCTGTTGATTTTTAGTGGTTCGGTAGTGCCATCGGGATTCTTCTTTGTGTAATTGGCTCCCATTGCTACGTCTTTATTAAATTGCGATAAAACAATGTTCCAGTCCATTCGGTTCATTTTCTCTATCCATTCTGGTTTTGGAACCGTAGATTCTATGAATGCTGTACATCCAATATTGAATTTGGCAGGAGTGGCAAATTCACTCGGAATAGTCATTTGCATAAAGACCTCTGGCTGACGAGTAAGATTTCCTTTGAGCACACGATCTATCAATTCTTTTCCTTCTGGGTCTTTGATCTCATCTTCTAAATTCTTTCGGCTACATGCACCCCAAACGGTAGGTGCAAGATGTAAGTCGAATTTTCCATAGCGCAGAAGGCTTTTGGCAATGGCTATAGCCCAATCTCCGTAGCCTGAACGTGTAAAAATTGGCGACTGAAGAACACATATTGGTTTACTCATATCTTTATTCCTAATTCCTTTTCTGTTAAAATGTTAAATTTTATATTTCGATTATTACAATACTGTGTTGCCGCTGCGAATTTTTCTGGATTATTATTCTGGGCCAACATCTTCTGTGGTTTTATTTCTTCTAATGTATGGCGACCAACTAAAATATCAGGAATATAATTTCTCGCAATACCTATTTTATCTTTATATTGTATTTTAATTTTATGGTTTTTCGTCCATGAAACATTTTGTTCGTTCAATTGTTTCATGCGTTCTTTTTCATAACTGCTCGCATAAAATTCTAAAAGTCCTGTAGATTTATTTTTAATATATCCTTGGTCGTAATCTTGAGCAATGGGAATGAACATTCCGTTGGCAATATTTTTACCCATCCATTCAGACATTTTCGGGTGTGGTTTTCCTTTGCACCATATAAACTTACATTCATTGGAACAAAAATAATGTTCGTGCCCACGCCCCCGTTGGCGGATAGACGCTATAAATTTATTGTGGCACTGTTCACATATTAGTTCTCGCTTAAATTGGTTTTCTTTGCACTTAAGACTGCAAAAAGTTTTATTTCTGCGGGGATTGCATTCGAATTTCTTTTTACAAGTCAAACACGTTCTGGTCACTCTTTTCTTTTGCAATTCGTGTTGGCATTTAATAGAACAACAATTTCTGTTCATTTGCCTCAAATATGGAGTCAACCGCATTCCCTTACCACAAACTAGACAATGATGGTTAATAACACTGGCAATATCTTGGTGGTGTTGATAATTGGTATAACATATTTTAGAACAAAATTTTCCTTCGCCATCTTTAAATCTGGACGGAGTAATGGAAAATTCCGTTTTGCATTGTTTACAATTGATTTTCATTAATATATTTTGCTATGATTTCTTCGAGCAACCATCGTATTTTCAATCCTCGTTTATCGCAGTAGTTCTTCAATTGTTTATAGACATCGTGCGTAATATTAACGGTTTTTCGCTGTTTGCTCATAACAATAAATATCAAGCGAAACTCAAAACCCCTCAAAAATGTTCATATTACTTCTTTTTCTTTTCGAGTTCGTCAGCAATTTTGAAACACAGTCTTAGAGCAACGTCAGATGCTTCTTCCGATGCAAAAACTTCTTTACTGGGTCTTGGATTCCAGCACATAGAAGCTTCTCCGATGGCTTCGAATACCGCATGATACATTTCAGATGAAATGCGAAAGCAAATTGGTCTTTTTTTGAGAGGAATCTTCATGGCTTCCTTTTTTGACATGATGGTAGCTGTACAAAATGCAGAACCATCGGGCAGTTTCGTTACTTTACTCATATTTCGATGTCATGTGGCTTTACGCCATATTTCTGTTGAAACTCTTTGTATAGTTCTTCTAGACATTCGTCGCACAGGTGGAACTCGCACCCTGTCATGTCGAAGTTGCTACCATACCAACTAGCAGTTTTTACTTCGGAGAAACATTCTTTGTCTGGGTGTTTGTCGCAAAAGTAATTTGCTTCTTCCAATACTTTTTCGGTAACTACTTTTTTCATGGTTTTCTTTCTCTAATTCCAGTCGATAATGTGGGAGCATTAGATGTATGACGACTTGTATTATCTAGGTGTTCACGTTCTTTAACTTGATCAATGTATCTTTTTTTGACAGGAATACCGCCCGCCTTGTTGTAAATGTCAGCAAGACCTCCGGGAATTTCCACTGGCGGTGCGTGTTGGCCAGTTGAACCATGTCCGCTTTCTCCCCTGGCTGTAGCAGTCAGTTCACTGACAAAGACATAGTTTACAGGGTTGGTTTTCTCAGCAACCAATTGGGCAATTTTGTCTCCTTTTCGGTAAATTTTTGTCCAATTAATTCCACCTAACAGTCCTGTTGGTTTATACCCCTTCTCAAGTTCCTCGAATTCGATAACGTAGTCTTCGGGCTGAAAGATATATTTGAATGATACAAGAATCTCGCCCCGATAGTCATTGTCAATTAATCCAACACTGTTGGCAAGAACAAGATTGTATTTTCGAACGGAAGATCGAGGATGCATGTCAATGTGGTGATATTCGCCATAATTGTTATGTAATGGTTGAACCTTGAGTGCCGTGTGGTATTCGAGGTAGCTGATGTTCTTGTAGAGAGGAATTTCTGTTCCATCTTCCAATTTGAGAGTACGGCCAACTTCTCCAACTATTGTTGGATCATCGACTGCCACTATGTCATAGCCAGCGGCGAGTGATTCAGTTTTTCCGTCTCCGTGAATGGGTAACGTTCCCTTGCCTTCGATATTTAGTACGTGAATTGTAACCATAAGCATAAGTCTAACAGAGTTGTCAGAATTTGACAACTTATTTTATTGGAATTGTATTAATGAAAATCCATCGCCGCGTCAATCTTCTTTTGTAAGGCTTCTTTATCAATCTTATCAAAGGTAAATCCAGTATGACCATCAAGCATTGTATTTCCTACGTAGTCTTTTATAGTATGAATGCTGAATTTCTTTGGTTTTTGCCAATTAGCAAAGACATATTCCATGCCATCGATAAAAGTCTGTCCCATGTTTTTGGAATTGATGCCGCCTTCATTCAATGCCCATCTCCTGCCCTCGGCACCACATATTTCACGCTTATGGTCACCCATCATATGCCAATACATAAATCCTTCGGCGAAATCTTCCCAACGGGAAACGTCATCGAAGATATATGGTGTAGGTATGCTACCTTGAACCAATCTACTTACAGGCCATACTGGATATGCCCACGGACCATGTTTTTTGTAACGTCCAATGTTGTTTGAACCGAAATCGGCATCAAATTCAACGGGTTTTCCTTCATCTGTAACTTGTCCAGTTTGATCCTGTAATCCACCCGTAACTGTTACAGTGACAGGAGTCCCACACATAATACTTTCAGCACATGATAGGCCAAAACCTTCATTACTATTACATACTGATATACAACTACTTACGTAACTATGATCTTCCTCTACTTCAATATTGTATACTTTCCCAGTATAAAAATACTTCTCAATTTTATTTATAGACATCAAATAATATCCATCTTTAAACCAGCTTCTGGAAGAGCCATTATCTGTATCGGTATGTGTAAAATATATTTGGTGATGTGTGTTTCCTGGTTTGTATCCAGAAGTTCCTTCTGCTAAACGAACCTTTTTATTTAATCTTATCAATGCGGTTATTAATTGTTGTTGAAGTATATGAGATACAGTAACAATCTTAGTGTATTTACTATTATTTGTATGACCATCATAACCATCGGAATCTATAAGGCCATTAATAAACGACTGTAAAATGTCTTTATCTTTATTAAATAATATTTCGTGCGGTATATGTTTTGACTGGGAATTGTCTCCACATAACTTTTTGAAAAAATTAATTATTATGCCTATAAATGGATGGGAAAAAAATAAATTGGTGCATTTTTTATTTTTTTGACAGTGAGGCTTAATAGAATAACTTCCTCCGAAAACATTTACAAAGATTTTTCCTAATTTATCTATTTCATCATTGCCATATTCGGAATTAAAACAAATATTATTGTTTGATCCATCTCCACACCATCTTCCTAACAAGTATGACAAATCATTTGTCAATAAAATATTTCGGCACAATTTATTTTTGCTATGTGGAAGAAATATTTCAGAGTCATTAAATTGATATTTTCTACCTTTATATTCTAATGTAAACTCTTTTAAATCAAAAACAACATTTTCGGTCATATTGTCGATGATCTGAGGATACATCACTAAATCTCCTGGTGATAGTTCTCCAGATGGTATCCATTCCATATATTGTTGTACGGATTCATTCTCATTCATAAATCCATTCTTCATTTTATTCTTTTTAATTGCCCATACTTTATGTTCCGAAGTTAATTCCAACGGTTCATTAAGATTAAACGGAGTAATTTTAACCATTTCACATTCTTTATTATCATATTCAAATGTTTTTAATACTGGTTTGAATTTTCCTTTATGAGTTAAGACCTTTTCACCAACCTTTATTTCTTCTATATTTTTTGCTCCGCTTTCAGTTGTAACTTTATACCCTGGCGGAATACAAGAAGCATTAACTGTCATATCTGCTGCGTTATACAACATACACATATCTTGCGGAGAAAGTTTCCCAGGTGAGAAAATGATGTTATGATCAGGACAGAATGCTTCTTTTACGGCAACTAAGTTTGTCCCTGCATCTTGCATAATTTCGGTATGTAAAATAAGAACACATTTGGCTGCAACTTCCTTTGGAAGATTTTCACAGAACTGCCGATAGGCAAGTATAATGTTACTTGTGCGTTTGCGGTGAACGTTACGACTGTTGTAAAGAATAATAAAGTTGTAATCCTTACCATTAAATACTCGTTTCTTGAATTCAATCAAATTCTTATCGTGCTTTTCGATAGGATGAAACATATCACTATCAATACCGTGGGGACAGTATTGAAGAAGTGTACGACCATTCATTGGACCGTCGCTCACATAGCAGCAATTATCACCGCCTCCAAGTACCCATTTGTGAATGTTATTGCTCTGTTTGCTGATAGCGAAAATAGCATCGCAACTTTCATAAAATGGCCTATTATACATTGGAAATGGTATATCATCCCAAAGTGCCCAATAGCATATTGGAATAGAAGAACGAATTTGTTTTTCGAGTGACCAAAGCCAAGGCCAAAATCGGGGATCGGTTATCATGCATATCGCATCCGGTCTTTCCATTGCTATAACTTGAAATAATATCTGTTCATTCCCGTATCCATCGACAGGCATAATTTTAACTGATGCATCTTTTATTTTTGCAATTTCATTTGTTGATTGTGATAAATCGTATACATTTCCTTTATCGGGATGAGTTATTGCTCCTCCCAAACAGAAATAATCATATTTATATACGGTTTCTAATATCATTTGGCGACCGGCTGTGGCACATCCACTGTTCATGCGAATATCATCTCCGAGCCAAAGTATTTTTTTCTTTTTGGTCATTATACAGTTTCTCCTTTTCGATTTACAATAAATTTTTGGAATTTGTATCCATTGTCTAAAACACATTTCTCTTTTAGATCGAGATTTCGATCAATCTTGTTTGTCCATGTAGATTTGACTTCTATTATCAGATTTTCTGATTTGATATAGATATCGGGGAAATATCGGTGTCTAGTACCGTCTTCACGGATGTACCACAGTTCGGGCATGTTTTTGCGACAGACCTCTATGTTTGTTTCATGATACTGTTTCAAAAGGTCACGAATAATATATGGTTCATATCCCTGAACATTGTACTGTTTGCCCGATGGAAAAACGAATATTTTGGGGCGAAACGATTTTTGTTGTTTTGCGTGAATATCGGGGTCTTGTGAAACATGTTCTACGCCATACTTAATCAAGGTTGTTCTTTTGCACTTGTCCCGATTCGTGTAATTTACATCGTTGTACTTTTGTAAATATGTATTATTTTTCTTGGCAATTATACTTTTGACCTGAAGAACATGAGGAACGCCATATTTTTTAATATTGTTGCGTTTTATTTTTTCTTTGACTTCTTTGATTTGTCCATTCCATTTTACCCCATATTTTTTGAGATTAGAATTGTTTATTTGCTGTAGTCGGTAAGGATGTTTGGATGCACATGTATCGGAACAAAAATGAGAATATCCTTTTAATACACCTCGGAATCCTCTTCCTCCTAATAATTTTTGGCAGTTAAGACAATAACGTTCTCCGAAAAGGTGTTTGTATATTTTTTCCGAGATATTTTTTCCATTATAATGCGTCTCAATAAAGGTGTACGTTTCGGGATAATATGCTCGCAAAGTTCGACAATAAAGATGAGTATTTTTCTTTACTATATCTATCAAGTTTTTGTTGGATAAAATGTTATTTTCCATATGTTGAGCCGCTGATATAAGACAAGCAAATATTTGATACCCATTTTCCAATAATTAAATTTCTGGGAAAACAGTAGTCGTGTATTATTTTGTATTCATTTTCGAAGATGCTAACCATGTGCCGTTTGATTTGAGATTTTTTCATAACAATAAATAGTGTTTACATTTGTAAAAACAATTTTATTTTTGTAAAAATCTTATTTATATTTAGGTCACCATCGAAGAAGATAATGGGGACAGGAAAGATCCCTCGATGTGCTGAACAATTGGGGGGTCGGAAAATATGGGAACTGTGAAATTGTTCATGTCATTGCGGAACATTTCTTCTCGGACGTAACGATATACTGTTTTCTCTACAATTCCTTGAAGAGTTAGTTTATACCGAATTCCAAGAATTTTGAATTCATCATATAAGGTATTTTCTATTTTAACTGTCGTCGCAACTTTGTTTTTTATGCTCATAGAATATTTGTTTACATTCATACGTATTACCACATTCTGAAAACCGTTTATTTATATTTCGGATAAGCAAAAAAACGGCTTAAATAACGTCACGAATTGGTGATTCAGTCATGGCATCACACTTGCCATTTTTTTTGTATTGGCACCATTTACAGTTGGTTTGGTTCTTCCCTGGTTGTTTTGGATAATGAGCATTGGTGTTATGAATACCATCTTTTGTGAAACTATATTCTACGAATCCACGGAATTCCTTAATGACTTGTAGTACATTATCTTGATATGCGGATGGTTTAAAGATTTGAATTCGAGTTTGTTCATATTTGGCCTTTTCGTAGAGTTTTCGCTTAAGGATAATGAACTCAACATGAATTTTATTGAGTGGAATGTTCTCCTTCTTACTATACACTGCCTTGTAAAGGATAAGCTGACTCGTTTTGGTGAAGTCTTCCTTTTGATTATTGTCCCATTCCCTGGTGGCAGTCTTGATGTCTATGATGCGAATATCGCCTGACATTTTCTCTCGAAGCACAAGGTCAAGGCGAGCGTCCAGATTGACGTTGTTGATAATAGGCGAAATAAATTTAACTTCGATGCCAACTAATTCCCATTTGTCTCGGGAGAAATTGAGTTTAATATTGGCGAGGCTGGTAAATTCAGCGATGATGCCCTTACCATCTTCGACAAATTCATTGAATTCAGTTTCAGTATGCTTAATACCTTTCATCGTTACCAGTTGTTTGAATTTGGCGATGAAAGGAGTAATCAGGTCCATCTTGTATGCCGCTTCTTCCGAGGTATTGTAATACGCGACAAGAAAGGATTGAAGGGCTTCATGGGTGGCTGTCCCGAAGGACATATGAATACTATCCTCGAATACCTTGAGTTTTTCGATATAATCGAGACGCCATCGGTTTGGACAAACCCAAAAGTTAGAAAATTGCGAATAGGATACTATTTTTTTTCTCATAATGTCGGATAGTCTATCAGGTACTTGCATGTCAATCAAGTTTTTATACTCCATCCTTTTAGGTGAGGTTTTCGACCTCCGAGCATTTCTCTTGCTGCGCCGTCGTTTAGATTGTGAGATTTGATTAACTCCCGTAGGGTTCCTCGGAAATGTTCCCCTGTTTTGAAGTTTGAAAAATGACGTGGCACATCCACTTGGTTATTGGCTTTAGAATTTTGTGATAGGGCATCAGAATATATTTGGTGTATATTTAGAGGATGTAGATTGCCTGCGCCAACAAATATCCACCCCCATGCCATTTTTCGTTTTCCGCTCACCAACCGATGGATTGTAGTTCGTTGTGGTTTGGTTATGTTATTGGATGCAATGAACTCTGGAAGAGTGCCCACAAATATTTCATGGGTGGGATGATAGAAGGAATAGATTTGTCTGGAATTGTTTATTCGGTCATGATACACGTAAGCAATATCCTCGGGTAGCTCACACGGATATTTTCCAATGTATATCCACCCGTGGGATTTGTCCAATTCTCCTGTCTGTAACCGATAAGCTATACCTTTACGCAGACCAAATCTACCCCCAAATTCAAACATCCCACCTGTGAAATATCCATAATTTGGGTTGTAAAACACGTATTGTCCAGAATAATAAGGGTGATTTTCTCCTCGACACGCATCTCCTATTTTCTGTTTGGCAATATCGGTATGCCTGTAGCCTCGACATGAACCGGCGATTTGGAGAATGTTGTATTCGGGGTGAAGTGTGTCAAAGTAATATTGCTCTCGCATGATACATTGAGCAGGAGGGCATTCTTCTACGACCTCAAATCTAAAATTTTGTTCCCCGTATTTATTCCACGAATATTGAAGATGTTGATTGAAATGTTTATTCACTCGTAGTTTTGTACGGTGTGACCACCATCGTTTCTTAAACCCCAATGTTGCGGTGGAACCAATATAACACTTGTCATTTATTGAGTTGACTATTTTGTAAACGCCTGTATTCATGCTTATAAATAGCACTCATGATTTCCAAAATACCAGAAATATGGACATATCCACCAAAATATTTACTTGACACCTTGTTTGTATAATGTACAATATAGTTAACATGAGTCAATTAAAAATTCAGATACTTGGTATTTTACTCGCAGTAACTACCGCTATTGGATGCATAGCGTATGAGCGAATGGTTAAGGGGTCGTCCTATTTCTTTGTTGGGTTAATGGTAAGTTTATCTTACATTCTGTTCTGGATTTCGTCATTATTATTCCAGAAGACCCCGAATGACAATATTTCCTATAACAAGTGGTGGATTGTGGTATTTCTTTTGAGCGGATGCACCGGCCCCTTGTGGTATTGGTTAACCCGAGAGAAATGTGTTTTAACAGGAGCGGTCTTTGAGGTAAAATACATTGCTGTACTGGTTTTATTTTCAATATTTATCGGTGCGAAGGGTGTCACACCTTATACTGTTCTCGGAGCGTTATTGGCAATGGCAAGCATCTATTTTATCTCTAAATAAAAACAATCATATGAATGAATCACAAGCTTGCTGTGCCCACTGTAGAGTTGTATTGAAACACACCGATAACCCCGACGGAACTCGCTCTGATTATTGGGAATGTGATTGTGGATGTGGTCAACGATTTGAACCCGTTGGAGTGAAAGAAGAAGAAATTCGAGTGCTTCAAAATAAAGTGTATGGACTTGATAAAGATGGATATTCTGTAGATAGATAACCATGAAAGCAATAATCCTCTCATTTCTACTGGCGGCTTCAAGTCTTTTTGCAGCCGATGGCGTGTTCTATGTGGACAAGCCTGTGGTGACACATTTGATTTCCCAGAACGGAGCAACCGTGACCAACAACCTTATTGGTGGAAGCACCACAATGGTCGGTACAACTACCCTGATGGAACTCTGCCCAAGTGAGAAGACGACCATCTATCTTGCGGGTGGGCCAACGATTGAAGCCGATGCTGGCTCGGTATTGTCTCTCAATGCCTTTGAGCAGGAAGTGAAGAACTTAACGAATTCGCCGTGTCTTGCGTCGTTTGGGTCTCACAACATCAGCCTTACGCTCACAAAGGGGAACTTCTCCGTCACCTACAAAGCCCAAGATGAAAATTCGACTTGTGCAATAAGCACACCTTTAGCGTTGTATCAGATGAATGAAGGAAAGTTTCTTTTCCAAATTAGTGATGTCAAAAGTCTGGTATATGTTTTGGATGGAATGATGGTTGTTCATGGGGATAAGAGTAGAAAAGATACTGCCAAGAAAGGCAGTAAGACTATCACGGGTCAAATAGATACGGAAGTAGCCACCACAACCCGACCAATCAATTCCACTGAGAATAGCACCATCTCGACAATGCATACGAAAACTGATGCATTGTCAATTATTCAATTTTTTGTGATTGACGGGCGGGTGCGGGGTGTTAGAATAACTCCGTAGTCATTCTTTGTTTTCTATCTTAAACTCTGAGCCATTTTCTCGGCGGACGATGATTTCAGTCCAATCAATTTCACATTGGACTATCATAACGTCTTTTATAACGTCTTTTGTTTGAGACCAATCCAATGGGATTGCATTTACTTCTTTGAATCGGCAATCGGGAATGCACCACGTTTCGATTACATCTCCTACTGGACCTAATTCGTCAACTTGAATGTTGAATCTTCCTGCGCCGAGTAATCGGAAGAGAATATGGCTGGGAACAATTGATTCATAAACATACATTTTGATTGGATACCAACGCTTTTTGCCATTCCATCTAGTAAAACCAGGACGATCAATGGATTTAATGAGTCGTCTTTCAATTAGATATTCCTTTGTTTTTGGATGTGTCATGTGGACAAGGAAACGATTATTGGTCTTCGGCTCCCACAATGTATAGAAGGTATCATCTCGGTGGGATGTGACTTCTTTTTTTATATCTTTACTTATATCTTTGTTTATCATAGAGTGAAACTCCTTTCCCATATGTATTACTCGTTTTGAGCTTTCGGAGATATAATAAGTTGCGACTTCGTTTGATGTGTGATATTCTTGGTGCATGAATAGAAGAAATGTAAAATCTCGTCGCAGCTTGCCAAATACTGTATAATACCGCACGAGAAAGAAAGAATATATGAGTTTTGGAGGATTAGGCAATTGTCCATTGTGCTGGGATGACCCAGAAATATGCAATTGTTTACAGAAAGATATAGATGCTTATTATGTGAAATTGGCAGAAAAGGACAAGATTCGGCAGGATACAGAGTTCATAATCAAGTGTAAGATGCGTACCCGATGGGTTCCCCAATTCTTAGGAATGTTAAAGGCAATGGAACGGCTCGGAGGATTGGGCGGCTCTCGGTGGGTGAGGTTCTTTTCCGATGGCGATGGGGATTATCGCCCAAAATTTGAATGGGATGAAACTTTGCCAACCCCCGTCTCCCCGCTGAAAAATGATTCATTTCCGATAAGTGATGGATTTGATTTTTACATATGATAAAAATATGACCGCAATAGATTTTGAAGGGTCTAATGTAGTGTATGCAAAAGGCCAAAGTAATTATTCGGAGTTGCCGAGTTACAGGACTTCCGATGGAATGATTGTAACGTCATGTTATAAGCCCACGTTTTGGGAAGTAGTTCATCTTCTCTTTGGTGCGAAGATATGGCTAAGTGTTATGGTTTTTAATAAACCCTTGCAGCCACAGCAATTGATCGTGAGCAAGAAGAGACCGATGATGGAGAATCAATATCATGTATCAGAATAAAATGTTCTATTGTTTTTATGTTCTAACGAATTATTTATTACTATGGGACGTAAATGTCTAAGCCGAACAAGCGAAGAACTCCGAGAACAGAATCGGATACGAGCGAGGAGATTTTATGAACGACACAGTAAACAAATCAAACAAAAACGAATGCGAAGATACTGGAATAACAAGAAATTGCCCGAAGTGCAATAAGAGTATTCATTATTCCGATAAATATACTTTCCTACGGGCAAATAAGATGCATTCTCGATGCCGGTCGTGTTCGCTTCCGCGATCTAATCTAGATGAATTTGTTAAAAAAGCAAATGAGAAACATAATTACGGGATTGATTACTCGGAATTTGTTTACGTAAATGGTCATACTAAAGGAATAATGCGATGTAAAAAGTGTCAATATAGATTTCTCAAACCGGCATCTGCTCATTTATTCGGGGAAGGATGTCCAAAGTGCAGTGGAAAAATGAGATCAAGCATCGAAGACTTTTCGAGAAAAAGTCACATAAAGCATAAACGCAAATATGATTATTCCAAATTTATTTATGTAAATAATTCTACCAAAGGAATTATACGTTGCAAAACATGTGGATATGAGTTTCCGCAATCACCGAATGATCATTTAGATGGTTGTGGATGTCCAAAATGTGCAGGCAGATATAAAAGAAATAAGAGCGATGCTATACATGATTTTATTTTGGTACATCATAATAATTTTGATTATTCCAAGGTAAAATATGTAGATCTCAATACAAAGATTGTTATAATTTGTAAAAAATGTGGCGCAACATTTTTGCAAAAACCCCAAAAACATTTGGATGGACATGGATGTCCGCATTGTAATCTTTCAAGGGGTGAATCCAAAATTAAAAATTTCATGGATAAAAATGGAATATCCTATGTATCTCAAAAAATATTCGATGGATGCCGAAATCCTCGAACCAATTATCATTTAAGGTTTGATTTTTATGTCCCGTTTCAGAATTTACTTATTGAATATGATGGGAAACAACATTTCAAGGTCGGATGCTTGGGAGGAAGATATTTCATGACTGAAAAGGATTTGCATTATATCAAATATAAAGATAAAATAAAATCTCGGTATGCATTTATGAATAATATCGATTTATTGCGCATACCATATACAAAACTAGATAGTATAGACAAAATATTAAGGAATAAATTACTAGTTTGATATGGCCTTTCAAGATATATTTGTAGATAAAAAAAATGGGGTAGTGTATCTCTGGGATGATATTGACGGACTTGCGAAAATCCCATTGACCAAGTTTCATTATGCTTATAGAAGATCATCCAACGGACCATATAAATCATTATATGGTGATTGCTTAGAAAAAATAACATCGTTCGATGAAAACGACCCCACACTATTTGAAAGTGATATTCTGCCTGAAATGAGAGTTTTATTGGATGTTTATCCTAATAACGACGAAATGTCCAAAAATCATAGGATTATCGTAATAGATATAGAAGTATCATCAGAAGAGGGATTCCCCGATATTACCAAGGGAGATAAACCGATTACAGCTATTGCTTTATATGACCAAGCGATGAGCAAATACTATTCGTTTGTTCTTGACCCCGAGTCTAAGATTTCTGGTGGCGTCACGTCTGAATTGGAGACTCGTTCATACAAGTGTGAGGATACCCTTCTCCACGAGTTTTTGACTAAGTGGGAAGAAATTCGGCCTACTATTGTTACTGGGTGGAATACAAGCGGTGGAGGCAAGCTAAATAGCGGATTTGATATGCCTTACATTTACAACCGTATTCGTGCAGTGCTCGGAAAACAAGCAAGTTACCGATTATCTCCGATTGGTATTGCGTATCAAAACAAGTTCAACCACCGCATGATTATTGCAGGAGTTTCTCTATTGGACTACATGGAACTTTATAAGAAGTTCATAGGAGTCATGAAATCTTCGTGGTCTCTTGGAAATGTCGCTAAGGACGAGGAATTAAAGCAACAGAAACTAACATATAGAGGTAGTTTAAATGAACTTTATAAAACTGATATTTGCCGTTATACCGAGTATAATTTGGCCGATGTACGAATAGTGGTAGAGTTGGATAAAAAATATGACTTTATCCATCTTGCTCGTTCTATATGTCATAAGGGGTTTGTAAAATATGAGTGGTTTCAAATGAGTAGTCGGTGGATTGATGGTGCTATTTTGTGTTATCTCCATTCAAAAGGAATAATTGGACCTAATAAGCCCCCCAATGGGCGGGAAGAGTATGAGAAAATGGAGCGAGAGGGAGAAGAAGGATTTATTGGCGCTTATGTAAAGCAACCAATTCCTGGATTATATGAATGGGTATGTTCAGCAGATATTACATCATTGTATCCAAGTGTAATCATGTCGCTCAATATTTCGCCGGAGAGTAAGATCGGAAAAATAGACGGGTGGGACAAATTAGCATTTGATCGGGGAGAAATGCCTCTGATACGTGTTGGAAATCAGGACTATTCAGATACAGACTTCAAGAAAATGATTTCTAATTACACATTGTCCGTGGGTTCCAACGGGGCGGTTTATAGACAAGATGTAGTTGGAGTAGTGCCATATATTCTGGATAAATGGTTTTTGGAGCGAGTTCATTACCGACAATTGGCATCAGAATATTCTAAGAAAGGCGATAAAGAAAAAGAAGCATTTTATGACCGACGACAGAAGAGAGAGAAAATCTTCTTAAATAGTTGCTACGGCGTACTGGGCCTTCCTATTTTTCGATTCTATGACAAAGATAATGCAGAGTCGGTAACACTATCAGGTCAGACAATTATCAGGGGAACGGAAAAAATTGTCAATGATTATTTTAATCAACAACTTAATACTCCTGATAAAGATTATATAATTTATGCAGATACAGATTCGAATTATTTTTCGGTTGCTGAACTTGCTATGGCAAAAAATATATTGCCCGAGAAAATGATACAATTTTCTATTGATGCGTTGTCCGAAGTATGTAATAAAATAAATCGGTTCTATGAATACATGGTGCCAAAGATATTTAATGTAGCTCCAGAAAAGAATCGCATTAAGATTGTTCCAGATGTTATTGCTGAAAAAGCATTGTGGGTAGCAAAGAAGCGTTATGCCATGTTAAAAGTATTCGACATGGAAAAGATGAAGCCTGTTAAGGACAAACAAGGCAATGAGGGTAAACTCGAAGTCAAAGGCATTGATGTGGTTCGTTCCAGTTTCCCAAGAGCATTTCAGAAGTTTGCTTCGGGTATGCTCAATTCTATTTTGCGTAATGTTCCACAGGCGGAATTGGATGAGCGCATCATGATATTTGAAGAAGGTATTGCAGAAAAGAGTATTTATGATCTTTGCAAGACGAGTTCGGTAAGGTTTATATCAAAGGATGAAAAGAATGATTATAACCCACCTACTCGTAAGTTATTCCAGTTTATTAACAAGTCACCTGCTCAAGTTCGTGCGGCATTGGCGTATAATGACCTTTTGAAGGTATGGAAGCTTGATCGACAATTTGAGAAGATTACTCATAGTGAAAAAATTAAATGGTGTTATTTGCTTCCCAATGATTTTTATATTGAAGCATTGGCTATAAAAGGTGATGATACTGATCCCGATGAAATTCTCAATTTCATTACGACTCATATTGACCGCAACAAGATGTATCAGCGGGAATTGAAAAGTAAACTTGGAGATATTTATGAAGCAATTTCATGGAAATATCCGAACAGAGGCAGTCAACTTGCAGAACAAACGTTTGATTTTTCCGAAGAATTTTGATTATAATAAGTTGCGTAGAACTCGAAGTTATGATAAATTGAGAATATGAAGAAGGAAACTCTGATTACGTTTATTCGGAAATATGGTTTGGGAGATATTATTTCCAAAACAAAATGGAAATATTCGTCGACTGACAAAACGTTGCATACTAGGGCGGCAGCAGATAATAGGTCGTTTGTCGTTGATGTCATTATGAATGATTTTTCTGATTTTGGAATCGAAGATGCTATTATTTGTATTGGAGACACCGAAAAAGTCAAAAACATGTTGTCTCCGTTTGATGAAGATGGAGACATAAATGTATCCATAAATAAATCTGGGGACCGCATATTGGGGTTACAATTTTCCAATAATGACATAGAGTGTTATTGCACGTGCGCCGATCCAACTTCGATTGATCCTGTGGCAAAGAACCTTCAAGATATTCCCGAATATCATGTAATAGTTCCTCTTGCGGAAACATTTCTCGAACAATTTTTGAAAGCTCGTAATGCTTTGAAGGATGTTGATTCTTTTTCTGTAGGTATGAATAAGAAGGGTGCATTTGAAGTGGTTATTGGGCATGTCACGTCTAATTCCAATCGCATTCGCCTTGTTCCCGCAACTGATCCTGTGAAAAATAAGTTGGATACAGCCTTAGCATTTCCCGTTAAGAATATTGCAGAAGTATTCAGGGCTAATGCCGATATTCCTAATGGAACTCTATCTATTAATAGCGCAGGTATTGCTCGGGTGTATTTCAAGAGTGATAAATACACTTGTACCTATTACCAATTTTGCAATTCCAAAAAATAATAACAACATAAAAGAAAGCACATATAGATCATGATAGAATTCACAAAAAGTTATAAGACGGCAGATGGCCAAGTATTTGGAACCATCGAAGATGCACAGAAGCATGAGATTGAAGAAATTTTCAATAATACCAGAAATTCTCAGACCCCTTCACTTGCAGGGCATGGCGAAGAAATAGCAAATGTTATTCTGGTAAATAAACATTTGTTGATTGATGTTTTGACAACCACGCCCAATAGTAAACCGAAGGCACGTTCTATTCACGGTGGCACTAAGACCCGTAAGAAGACTGTTGTTACGGATGCCAATATTTCGGCGGCTACTGGTGTTAATGTTGTTTCTCCTGATGATGGCAACCATAACTTCTAATTAATATGTTTGACCCATCAACATTCTTCGAGATGGAAGAGAATCCAAAAGTATATCATCACTCACTTTGGGCAGAAAAATACAGGCCCCATACATTAGATGATTTTATAGGAAATGCCTTGTTCAAAGAGACATTACAACTTTGGATTGAGAAGAAAGACATTCCTCATATTTTCATGTTTGGTTCTCCAGGATGTGGAAAGACATCTGCTGCCAAAATTATTATGAATAGCATTCCCTGTGATAGTTTAATGATTAATGCATCGGATGAAAACTCTGTTGAAGTAATGAGAAATAAAGTACAAGACTTTGCAATGACAATGGGAATACAACCATTGAAGATAATTGTAGAAGACGAGTGTTTGGAGGAAAATACGTTGGTTTCTATTATTAAAGATGGAGAAGAACAAAAAGTTTCTATTAAAGATTTAAATGATTCTTCCGATTTGGTTAAATCTTCAAATCTAAACGGGGAAAATATAGAATGGAAACCATTTGTATTACATGACAAGGGGATGCACAATATTATTGAAGTTGAGTTTGAAAATGGAGATGTAATTCAATGTACGGAAGAGCATAAGTGGTATGTCGAGGATGCAAATGGCAATCCTATAAAAATGAAGACTGGAGATATATTTAAGAATAAAATAGAAAATATATTGAGTGTTTAAATTTAATACGAATATCTGTCTATATGCGGTACTTACTATAGAGAAATATTATGAGAAATGGTAATTGTAAAATATGTGGAGAATTGATGAATAATAATCATCTCCGAAAGCATGATATTTCAGTAAAAGATTATTGTGTTAAATATCTAAATTATCCTTGCACATGTTATGATTGCGGTGCCGAAACTACGTTTTTTAATTCCACCCTTGGGTTTGCAGAAAGATGTATGATATGTGCCAACAGAGAAATTGGACGAAAAAAAGAAGAATTATATAAAACGTTCAAGATAAAACGGAAATGCAAAAATTGTAAAAATACGTTTATAATGGATTCCCGCCATCCGAAGTCGTATTGCACAAATCCCAAATGTAATAGATATTCTCCGAGTGATAGAAAGAACATTGATGACATTATAAATTATAATTTTCATATCTGCCCATATTGTAATTTTAAAGTTGATGGATGGTCCAGTATGGTGGCTCATTTACATAAACATTTTCCCCCCGATGAGCTTGAACGAGTGAAGGAAAAAATAGAGACGGAAATTCTTAACTTGGAGCTACCAAAATGTAAAAATAAAGAATGCAATGGCATGGCTGAGCGTCAAGATAAAGGTAGGACATATAAAAATTTTTGTAAGAGTTGTAATTGTACTGGAGGAAAAGCAAAAGATTTATTGTATTCGGAAGAAGAGTTGAAAGAAATGGCAAGAAAACAAAGTGTATCTATTTCAAAAACGTATAAGAAAAAAATATCTACTCCAGAGGGTCTTGCGGAAATAAGAAAAATAAATGCGGAGACGGGAAGAAAAAATTCCAAATTTTTAAGAAAGTATTTTAGAACTAAACGAGGAAAGGAACAGCTAAGACAGTCCGCAAAAAAACAATCCGCATCAATGAAGAAATTGATAGCAAATGGGAAATTTACTCCGAACATAACCAATTCGTGGACGCATTGGGATGCTATAATCAAAATAAATAATAAGAAATTTAAGTTTCGCAGTTCCTGGGAAGCGTGTTTTTATCTTTGTAATCAACATACCAAATATGAAATTCTTAGAATTCCATATGTAGATAAAACCCAAATGCAACGAACTTATATTGCTGATTTTTATGATGTGGATAAAAAAATATTATATGAAATAAAGCCCGCGTCCGTTTATTTAATCCAACAACCCAAGATGGATGCCACGATAGAATATTGTTTGAAGAATAAAATAAAATTTGTATGGGTTAATGAAAAAAACATGGCGAAATATGTTGACAAATCAAAATTTATTGGGTATAATTTAAAACAATATGAACAAATGATGAAAGGAATTGGGCATGGTAAAATTAAAAATTAAATCTATAAAATATACGGAAAATAAAAAACATGTATATGATTTGACAGTTGCTCAGAATCATAATTTCTTTGTCGGAAGCAAGGCGATATTAACAAGTAACTGTGATAGAATTTCGCCCGAGGGTCAATGTATTATGCGTAACCTGATGGAAACATATTCCGTTTCTACTCGTTTCATATTAACTGCAAATTATGCAGAGAAAGTAATCCCTGCTATAAAATCTCGATGCCAGAGTTTTGAGGTTAAATTTCCATCTATGACGGCAGCGATGGCTCATTTGGTTAAGATTTTGGATTTGGAGAGAATTACATATCAAAAGGAAGATGTCGCTTTCATAGTCAAAAGTTATTACCCCGACATGCGGAAGATGATTAATTTCATGCAGCAATCTTCTCTTACGAAGACATTGAAGATTGCAAAGGCAAATACGGCTGACCAAGACTTTCGTGAAAAATTGCTTGGACTGCTTAAACAGCCAAAAAAAGCGGGCATCTTTGATGAAATTCGGTATTTAATAGCGGATGCACAATTTTCAAATTATGAAGAGGTCTATAAGTATCTCTTTGACCATGTAAATGACTATGCAGGGCAAAAGGCTCCAGAAGTCATTCTCTATCTTGCAGAAGCCGTGTATCAATCGGCTCTCGTATTTGAACGAGAGATTACGTTTGTGGCGGCAATACATAGAATTCTTACTGTCCTCAAATGATAGCTAGACTCAAGAGATTGTTCAGCACCGAGGAAGTTGTCCGTTGGGAATCTCGCGGGGAAGAGATTAAGCCCTATACGCCATCCACTCGTGATAGAAACATGCGAGTATCGGACTTGGAAGAGTTGACTGATCTATCGAATGATGACTATGTATTGGTCGTAGATACGAGCAAGCAGGAAAGCTGCAAAGTGAAATTATCCACTCTTCGAAAGTATATAAAAGGTTGACTCCCCAGTAAGGAGTGATAAAATACATAATATATGAGACACACTACTATGCAAGAAAAAAAAGCCGTTCTCACTGAGACTGTTAAAGTCTTTGGTCAGCAAGAATGGTTCCGCGATGCTACCATTTATGACCAGCATCCTAATACCGGTGAACCAACATTGGAATTCAAGGTGAACTATGTTCCCATTCTCGGACCTGTCCGAAAAGTGGTAATGGACTTCGCTATGAAATTTAATTTGGTTGAACGTTTTGTTATTGTTGGTAAAGATGGAAAGCCCGTTGATTAAATGGGATAAACGAGGGAATTGTTCGGTCGAGTAATAATAAATTATTACTCCCCGAATTTTATAATTCTATGACTACTGATATTATATTTGGAGAGGGTTGGCATGACCTTGAATACGACGGAATTACCGATACACATTTTATGTGGAGTTCGGGTGAGAGTATTATTCATGTAATGAATAATAATATTCAGACAATCGAGTTAGAATTTGTCAATTCTCCGCACAATTCTATAGATGACTTAATAATAAAAATTGATAATGTAACTGAAAGTAAATTCAATTTGACAAAAGAGTTAAATACCATAAAGCTTTTTTGCGGAGGTGCTAAGACAATAAAACTAATATGTGGAACATTTATACCTGACTCTATACATGAGAATGGTGATGTGAGAAAATTAGGAATTCGTTTACAAAATGTAAGATTGTATTCTTCTACAGGAGAATATCACTTTAAAATAAGTGAGATAGTTGAACCAGTTCCGACTGTTGGAATATTAGAAAGTTCTAATAACTCGATGGTCATACCCGAGAAGAATAATCATGGCAGCAAAAATATATTATATATTGGATCAGATGGAACGAGCGGGTATGCAATAGCAGCTAAATACATCATGTTTAATTACTTACAGAATGGATATAATGTGACTTTCATACCTGTGATTGTGGATAATTCCAAATGTAATTATGATAATATAATAAACAATAAAATTAATAATTGTAAATCATTGGTTTATGAGAATTATGATTATTTCATTTTTCATTTTCTACCAGATAGTTTTAAAACGTTATATGATAAATTTAGTAATTCTACCAAATATATAAAAAATGAACGTTGTAAAATAATTTTACAAACAGTTTGGGAAACTACTAAAGTACATCCCAATTGGGTAGAAATTATGAATAATTTTATAATGGATGAAATATGGGTTCCTTCTGAGTTTAATAAGAAAGTATTTGAGGATAGTGGGGTAAAAACAAAAATAGTTATTAAGCGATACATGAGTTATAACTTTATTATTCCGACACCGAAAGACGAAGTAGTTATGCCTTCTCATGTGAAATATGGAAATAAAGACATAACTAAAACCTTTAATTTTTATTCGATTAGTAGTTGGTCCGATAGGAAAAATTATAAGAATACTATTCGTGAATTTTGCAAAACGTTTACATCTTTTGATAATGTTAGTTATTTAGTTAAGACTACATTGGAAGATTATACTATTTATAATAAATTGAAAGTTCAGCGGGAATTTGAGGAAGTGTTGCAAGAATTTCCAGACCCCCCAGATTTTGTATTATTTTTAGAAAATTATAGTGATCCAGAGATAAATGATATTCATAATTTGGGAGATTGTTATTATTTGCTTCATAGAGGAGAAGGTCTTGGAATGGCATCATATGAGGCATTCCTTAATCATAAACCAGTTATAGTGACCAAATTCGGTGGTCAAGTCGAATATTTTCCGGAGAATTACAAATATTTTGTAGATTATTCATTAGTAAAAGTTGATGGTATGAAAAAAGCATTGTGGTATAGTCATGAAAGCGAGTGGGCCGAGCCGAATTATGAACATGCTAGAAAATTGTTAGTAACAGCATATATGGCTCATCGCGTATGATTTAAGAATATGAATGAATTTCATTCTCAGGCGAATCAGGACGAGTTCGTTTTTAATATTTTAAATAAAAAAACAGATGGCATGTTCGTTGATATTGGGTCGGGAGATTCTGTAATTGATAGTAATTCATACTTTTTGGAAAGTGTGGGGTGGAGAGGAATATGTGTGGACATTAGAAAACTTGATTACTCCAAACGAAAATGTAAATTTTACAATGCCGATGCGTTGAGTTTGAATTATAATACTATGTTTGTGGATAATGAATTTCCATCTATTATAGATTATTTGTCTCTTGATATCGATGACAATACGGCAAAGTGCTTGGAATTGATACCGTTAGATAAATATCAGTTTAAAGTAATAACTATTGAGCATGATTCGTATAGACTTGGCCATGTTTTGCAGGAGCAAGAACGATTTGTATTGTATAAGTTTGGGTATTGTCTTATATGTCAGGATGTAACATTCAATGGGTTGAAGCCAGGCGAATATTTCGAAGATTGGTGGGTTAATCCAGTTTATGTTCGTGACATCGAACATATTGAATGTACAGAGGAGTTTTCTACAAATATAATTAATAAATTTGTACTGGGGTCTTTACACATTAGAACGAAATTGGGGACAAATTAATATGAAGAATATAAAAATATTTCATTGGACAAATGGGCATGATTACAGAATTCAGCATTTAGTTAAAACGTTATCTAAAACCAACAATGTATGTTATATAGATTCAATATATGATATTAATAATAACGACGATATTCTTTTCTTGGAATCTAGGCATAAGTTAAATGATGTAATCGTAAATAAAATACTTTCGTTTAAAGGAAAAACAATATTATATACTGTTGATGATGGATGTTATATAACAGTTGAAGATTTTGATAGAATCCTACATAAAATTGATGGATGGCTTTCGCTCTTAAAAAATTCAAAGGTTGGAACACTACTTTCGGATAAATTAATTCTAATACCAAGATATACAATTCCTTACATTAATATCGATGATGTTAAATTAGAAACCAAAATAAATAAGATTGTGTTTATAGGAAGAACTACTGGAACATATAAATTAAATGGGAAAAATTGGAGGATAGAATCTTTGAACAAAATATATGAAAGTGAGTTTTTAAGAAACAATTTTGATGGTTGGATAATAAATGATAAAATTATAGATGTGGAATACCAAAAAGATGAATATAACAAAACGTTTAAGTTTGTACGGACGGATGAAAATATATCGGAAATTAATTGGATTGAGAAATTAAAAACTCATACGTTAAGTTTATGTGTTCCTGGACATACTGCATTGGGATATAGGCATCCACAGAGTATGGCATGTATGGCAACAATGGTGGGAAATTTTGATTTATCAAATGATATATACCCATTTATGTTTAGTGATAAACTGAAAAATATTTCATATACAGTAAAAAACGATTTGTCTGATTTTACTGAGGTTTTAGAAGAATCATTAAATAATAGAGAAAAAACCAAAGAATATGCATTGAAGGCGTTTGAAGTATATAAAGATTACTATGAAGTTAACCCCGACAATACATATAAATCACATATATGGAAACTTATAGTAGAAAACTTTAACCAATTAAATATAGATGTTTGAGCTGTTGAGAATCTAAAAATTATGTCGAATCATACTGACTTAATTCCTGCGGTAATATCGGTCATTCCTACTATACCTCTCAAAGGGGTGTATTATATTGGACAATACGGTACAAGCGGATATGCTGTAGCTGCTAAAGGATACTTATATCATTATTTTGTTAATGGAATTCCTATTACGTGGGAACCACTTAGATTTGATAATTCGGAACTTAGCGATGATAATGTGTATAATATTGTTATAAAATCATTAATTAATAAATGGGTTGATCAATATGATGTAGTTATTATGCATTGTACTCCAGACTTATGGCCCAGATATCGGAAAGAGAAATCAAAGATACTTAGTAACAAAATAGTCAATGGTTATTGTACATGGGAAACCAATCATTTACCCGAAAAATGGGTAGAGTGTATAAATAATTATGTTAATGAAGTTTGGTGTCCTTCTACTTATAATGAGCGAGCATTTAAGGACTCGGGAGTGACAATCCCAATACGAGTTGTTCCGCATATCTTTCTTCCACAATCTTTGCCATTGGCTAATAATGTTAAGATCACCGATATAAAGACTGGAATTCAAATAGGAAAAGACGGGCGTTATATTTTCTATGCTATTGGCGAGTTAAATATTCGCAAAGGAATTGAAGATACAATTCAAGCCTATTGTAAAGCGTTTAAATCTTCCGATCCAGTGAGATTAATTCTAAAAGTTCATTATCGTAATTATTCGCCCGAACATAAGAACAAATGCGAAGAAATTCTCATGACAGAAATTGAAAAGTATCCATCACATCCAGAAATTATTTATTTATTAGAACCTTTGAGTTCCAATGAAATGCTTGGTCTTCATTCTATAGGAGATTGTTATGTTAGTTTGACTAAGGCAGAAGGATTTGGGCTTACTATATTCGATGCCTATAATTATGGAAAGAAGATTATTGCTACTGGATATAGTGGTCATCTTGATTTTCTTGGTAATTCACATGAAGGATTAGTTCATTATAAGTTAGGTCCAGTAAAAGGTATGTTATCATTTTCCCCAAATTATACCGAAGATCAAATGTGGGCATATCCCGACATTGACCACGCAATCGAGCTTATGGGAAAGGCTACAAATATATGAAGTCAATTGTAGTTGTAACAGACCAATTGCCATATTTAGGCAAAGATGGAAAAATCTTAGGATATGGAGGTGGTGTGTCGAGGGCCACAGTCAATGTTCTTCGTTGTTTGGAGGATGAATACAGAATTTATATCATGTATGTATCTCAGAGTACACCCGATACCGGGAAAATGTTCCGATATGAAAATATGACATATATAACCGAGATGTCATTTTTCAAATTCGGAGAGGTATATGAAAAATATTTCGTCGGAATTAGTTTCATCTTCATGATAGAGTTATTCATACATGGAACAAGCTTGTTTCAGTGGAAATCCTTGCCTCACAAGAAAATAGGAATGCTTCAAACGTGGAATACTGACCCATTAGATATAGGTATGGCAGGAATAGTTTCTAATGGAATGGAAAATAAAAGTGATAAGTCTTCGTTATTGTTTCCTATTGGATGCCTATATGATTCCAACATATTCTTTTCTATGAATCAACAGAGAGAAAACTTTGCAATATACACTGGCCGATTAGATGTTGATAAAAATGTCCAATATCTCATGGACTCGTGGCAATCGATTTATGACAAATTCGGAATCGAATTGAAAATGATAGGTCCATATAATTTACATAAAATTAAAATTCCTGGCTACAAGTACATAACTCATCAGATTTTTGCCAATGACACCGATCTTGCGAAGTATTATAATACCTGCAAATGTTTTGTAATGCCATCTAAATGCGAAAGCTTTTGTTGTTCGTTAGTCGAAGCTTTGGCGTGTAATGCCCCCTGCGTTATCGATGGAATAATTGGGTCAGTGAAAAACTTCGAGGGAATGGATAAGTATGTTTGTGGTAGTGGGCGTGAGTGGCAAAACCGTTTGGTTGAAAACATAGAATCCATTATGTCCTGTTCAAATGTTCCCGTGGATTCCTCGAAATTTGTGGAGAACTTATTTTCGATTTCTGCCAATAAAACTAAACTCAAAACTTTTATAAATCTATGCCTGGATCGTCCGCCATATTAGATGCAGATATTGTTTCTATTATCAATAGAATTGCTCCGTCAACTGTGTTTGATGTTGGAGTTGGTGCTGGAAAATATGGAAAAATGTTGAAGGTTTTATTTCCCCTCGCTTTTGTTTCGGGATGCGAAATAGATTCCTCTTACATCGTCGAGTTCAAAGAGCATCACTCATTTTATAAGAATATAGTCACTAAGTCCATCGTGGAAATTATTAACACAGAAGAGATTGAGTTCGACTTGGTTATCTTTGGCGATGTTCTCGAACATTTAAAAAGTAGTGAGATTATAGATGTAATGGATTATTTCCAATACCGAACGAAGTATATTCTTGGTGTGTATCCTACTGGTCTTCGGCAAGGTATATGGAATGGACATTTGTCTGAGCGTCATCTATCCGAGATTAAACTGCATGATGTTGTTAATCGGTATGATGTGTGGGAATACAAGAAGGCACAAGATAGTGGATTCTTAATGAACCTTATTTTAATAAAAGGGTATTTGTAATATGAAAACAATAATCTTGTCGGGATTGAGGACTATGAAGTTTATTCCACTAACACTTAGGCGTATACAAGTTTGGAACATGCTATTGAGTTAATGAAAAAGGCAGTTAATATATGAAACAACTATTTGAACATGTCCGAGATACAATCCTTCACGGTATGCCCGCAGGATGTTTAGTAACTAAGGGAGCCATAGATTTTGACATAGGGGATTGGCAGCATAAAACTTACGATAACTCACTTGATATTTATGCTTGCCTGAGAAGCAAATGGACCCCACACACTATTAATTTACTTATAGTAGATGATGCCGCTATTCCTCATGGAGTGCAGAAATTTGTAGATGAGAATCACTTTCCAAGAAATTGGAAATCAATCTATCTTGCGTATAGTATAGCAATACGAACCGAAAAAGTAACCAATGAATTGATGGATTTTCTGAAGAATCAACCATATCCTATGAATCGGTATAGTAACAAAGTCATATGTGGTGATTATACTATTTTTGTTGTTGATTTCATAAAAAATTTATTATTATATTAACTTATGAGAGACATTTATTTGAGAATTAATTATGGCTGCGACGATAGATTCAGACTTGTATCTAGAACAGTACGAGTATCGGCTCCTTATTTTAAAGAGATTCGGGTTGTTAACCTTGGACCAGATAGAAATTCCGAAAAGTTTACTAAGTTGATGAAAGAATTTCCAAATCTCAAAATTTCTAACATGGGACGTTATTATCATGCTACTATTACGGAGGATTTACTTCGTTCGCATTATGTTGATGTTCCCGATGATAATTGGTGTGCATGGTTAGATTCGGATTGGAGGTTCCCGCAATACTTTCTTGACCGTATGCAGAATACTATCGAGATTTGTGAAACTGAGCGAATGAATCATGTTTTCTCTTATCAGTTAGGACATTTTGTCCCGCATTTGATGAATGCGGATGGAACTCCAAAGTTATTTACGCAATTACATCTTGATCAACAAATTGCAAATTGGTCGGCAAATCCAGGAGGATATGGATATCCGATACTTCAGAAAGTGAATAAAAAGAACTTGTGGACTGATGGATTCATGGGAAATCATAGTTATGTTCTTCATATTCCTTACAACAAACGAATATTTCCTGACATGTATCATCTTCATCATCGTGATTTTACCGATTATGGTTATTGTAGCACCATGATACACCAATCTTGGTGGTATATTGGACATAATGTTATGCAGAAGGAAGAACAAGCGGCAATATACAATTCATGGGAATACAATACAATGGAGAATTTCAAGTTGAAACATAGATGTTTTACTTCTAATCATTTTCATGAGATGAAGGAGGATTTTGCATTTCGGGAAAAATTGCGAGACTTATTCAAACAATTTGAAAACAGTAAGATAATGGCTTGTCAACAGATGTATCGGATGGCAACTATTTACGATATGGTGTTCACTGGTGCTGACCCCGACGACTTGAAATGTGATGGCGTATGCTGTCAGTATAATTGCGGTAAAATAAGTGACATTCCCGCACGATAAATTCCAAATTGTTGCGAAGGAATAGTAGTTTCACCTAAGATATTTCCGAAAATTGACATTAATATGGAAAATAATATGGAAAATAAATGGAACTGTCCAATAGTAATTTGTGCGTTTAATCGTCCGGATTATTTGAGAAGGTGTATGGAGTATCTGTTCAAAACACCCGATATAGCCGAATACAATATTCCCATATATATTTTTTGTGATGGAGGAATAGACGCAACACAAGAAGAAAATACCAATATCATATCTCAATATCCCCTCGTAACCAAAACATTCTATCAAACTGAAAACTTATGTATAGCAAAACATATATTTTTCCTCCGAGAAACTATCTTCGACGTAATGAATTATCCGAGAATGATGTTTCTCGAAGATGATATTATTGTTTCTCCTTTTTACTATAGGTTCATGAATTGGGCATTGGATGCATATCAACAAGTGATTGATCCAACGGTTGGAATGATAAATAGCAGAGTAAGATGCTTAGATACTTTAGACCAAAAACTAAATAAACAACATGCTTTTAGTGATTTATTGTCTCACTTAAACAATTATATTGTTCTGCGCAATACATGGACTATTATCAAACCTACTATGTTGGAATACATGGAGAAATTTGTCGTTCCGGCTTCTAGTTACAGAAATATGGATCATGACGCAGTTATAGCATGGGCAAAGGAAAAGCTTACGAACTCTAAGTCATTACAATCTAGAAATGAAAAGACTTGGTTATGGCTTACAAGTAGTTAAGATAGTATAACAAACATGGCTATGCGAATTAATAATCTTCGTTATGTTTCTAGTTATATCAATAGGGCTTTGAATATTGGGGAATGGGGATATCATTCTGGACCCGATTATTTTAAGATGGAACATCTTGATGAAGTTACGTTGGATATTATGCCCATTGATGAACACGAATTGCAGTCCATATATGATATGGAAATTTCAGTAGAATATAAATTATGAAAGATACATTTCACGGATGGTCAACTGTAGGTCAAATGGATATTGATGTTGTTGCCGATTTAATAGCAACTGGTCGTAAGGTTTCTGACGTTAAGCCAGATGACTGGCTAATTAATAATTTTATAGGATTCCCTGACCAGAATAAATTAATCTTGGATTTTGGATGTGGGTTTGGACGAAATGCCTTTGGTATGGCCAAACACAGTAAAAAATGGACAATTATTGGGTATGACAATGAGGCCATGCTTAGTAAAGTTCCTGAATTCGCAACCATAAATTATAAGGGGGAATTGCCAGAAAATTTATTGTTTATGTCTGATTGGAATCGAGTATCGCTTTATAAGGTTGATGTTATAGTGTGTACTCTTGTTCTTCAACATATTTATGAACATACATTAATAAAGTATATACAAAATTTCAAGAAGATGACACATAGACTTGTTGTTTCGGGACGTAGGTTCAACGACGATGCTACCAAAAGAAGTACGTGGACTATTCTCGAAGAAGAAGGTCTTATACCCGATAAATTTTATGGTGTCAATGGAGAAATGCCTTATACTGCCGAAGGAGACCCAGAGGAACATAATACGGCAGTTTATGTTTTATAGGTGAATAAGTCATAGTCAATGTTCTACAACAGTTGGTCCGCCTGGGTCAGTAGTAATAAATGACCATCGATAAGGTTTGTTTGTAGCATAAAACTGTTGTAATTTAGCATCCTCACCCAAGAATGCTTCAATTCTATTGTTTTGAAACGCATAAACTCCCCACGCCCATCCTTTAGATCGTCGAAACCCTTTAGTTATAGCAGGCAATAAAAGTGCGGCAATAAGAATAAGAATACACACCGATACAAGCAATTCTGTAAGTGTAACTCCCGAGTTCTTTCTATATTTCCTATTCATATATTTAAATATATATAACGGCGGAGAAACCAGAGACCAAGTATATTTTGGCGAATATGAGTTTATCCTAATCCCGCGATATTTATATCTATGAGCAATCGTCCTATTAAAGAAAATTCATTCGAACCCGCAGTGGGAGGTGTGGCAGGTGCTGTTAGTTCACAGCCAGGTTCGTGGGGAGCGACTCCTGCCGGTCCTAACCAGTCGCAAGACCCCGATCATTTCCAAAGTAGCAATAATAACAAATCTCGCAATCCCAAGTCGGGGGTGACAAAAAAGGATTTGGATCAGCTTTATGCTAATCCATTAACTGCCCCTAATCCGGATGACATAATAGCAGGGATGAAATTTGAAGGTGGGCAGCAAATCGTTAAGAACAAAGAGGCTGTCGAGAAAATTGTAGTCGCCAATCTCAAGAAGAATCCTCGTTATTATCGAGACCTTGATCAACTTAATATCACAGATGCTGGAATGGTAAAAAATATGACAGAAAATACATACACAAATGCAGGAATAGACACGCAAGTCTATAATAAGTTACAAGAACTCAAGGTTTTTAAGACTACTGATTATGCCAAATTGAGACTTATGCAGGAGCAATTGACCAATAGTCTTATTCGACTAGCCAATTCGGGAAAGATTTTCTTTGATGGCACCACGGCCACCGCCAAGACTATTAGTGAAGCAAGACATCCGAATGATTCTTCCGAAAGACCAAAGGTCACTCCAAATATCGAGGAGACCAAGAAAATATTTGCTGATATGGCTCGGGGATATGATAAGAAATATGTAGTCAATTCTCAAATTTGCGATGTAATGAAAGAAATGTGGGCAGCAAAGTTGCATAGGTCACAATGGAAAGTGGAGCCAAAGTCCTAATGAAGACAACTATTAATGGCAAAGAGTATGATATAGAACCATGCCTTACCAGTCCGTATGAAAATCCAAAAAATCCAAAGTATATACTGGTAAACGGATACTTAACTCCCGTGGATACTGTTGGACCTCATCGTCCTTTACCGTCCGAAGGAGACGTTGAAAAATCAGCAGATGGAAAATATGACTTGGCTATTGTCAATAGAAATACTAAATCCATAAAGATAAAGCCAATATTGCCTAAATTAATTTCTCTTCGATATCCAAACAAGACCTAAAGTAATACATGCCAGCAGCAAAATCAATTCCACCCTCGTTGACCGACGTGCCTTCCAGTTTTAATGCGCAATCATCGGGGAATGTTTCTTTTGATCATGAGTATTTTTATGTGAAGTATAATGGATGGAGACGGTTTCCACTTATAGAGACATTTAACTTAGGGTATCGATTTCCTGACCCATCTAATAATGGCGACATTTATACAGATAACCAGTATTTCTATATCGTTGTTAATCATAAATGGAAGAGATTGCCTATTTTCATCATCAAACCGAACCGTCCGTTTTTCGGAGAGGTTCCTTCCATAAACATTCAGAATACGAAATTGACCACTTTCCCTCGTGGCACTGATAATTATGGTAGATGGGGAATGATTTCCTTTAATGCCGAGTATTTTTGCATATGGGGTTGGGAAAAATGGCATAAAATTCCAGTTGTCCGTATGCCTGAACGAAGTTATGCGCGAGCGGTGTCTTTACCTGAACCGCCTGGACCGATACCAAATGGAATTATAGTATTGAATGTAGAGCTAATATGAACCCGCTATATGAAAAATCAAAAGACCTGATTCTTATCAGACGAACTTCCAATAATAATGAGTTCGAAGAGTATCCACTTATTGTGCAGCCTCAGTCTATATTGGTAACAGACCCCGCTAATAATGTCATTTGCCTTTCTGCGTGTGCCTTGCGTGTTGCTTTTGCTATATCGTCATCATACTCCAATACAAGTTCATTTGCATGGAAAGCTTTAAGTGCTTCTTTTGCTAATAGTGCATCATATGCTTATAGTTCTTCATATGCAATTACTGCTTCGTATGCAATTACTGCCTCATATGTGTTAGAAGTCTCGTCCGCTATATCTGCTGCGTTTGCTAATGAATCAAATCACGCATTGACTTCAAGTTATATTTCGTATCCTACTGCTTCGGGAGCACCTCTAAATAGTATTGCCCCTGTGGCATGGATACCAATAACCGTGAGTAGTAGTAACTATTATATTCCCGCATATCGATAGTATATTTGTCATTTTTCGGAAGACCTAGAAGAAGCCTACAAATAGATGACATTTGCCTTGGCTTGGCAATATTTATATCTGTTGATTTTGTATAAATCATCAGGTCAGGAAGTGGCCTATAGAAATCCAGATATCCTAATTCAGGTGGAACCCCACTTGTTTTAGCGGGTGGATACTTCATATCTATATGAATAACTACAAAGACCATATTCGACGTTCAATGGGGCTGACGGAGGCTCAGTTTATTTCACCGTCCAAGTTAAAGACAGAAAATTTCCCAGGTATTGACCCCGAGGATTGGTCCACGGCGGCAAAGAGGGAAAAGGGCGAAGATGAAAACATTTCGCCTACTGCTAGACCAACTCCTATTATTGCTTTAGGTGTTCGGGGAAGTAGTTCGGGCGGTTTGCCATCTGGAATTGATCAAGGGCGTCAGGACATTAGTCCGACCAAAGTTGGAGGCTATGATCGAGTAACTACACAGAATTTAAACAGTAAACTAGTTGATAAGACTCCGCAGAACCCAGAAATTAAACAAGAAACCAACCCCATTAATCAGAATCCAAGTACTGGAAAGGGAATAACGCATCCTCATCAAATTCAAGTAACTGCACACGAAGAACCTCAAGTTGCAACTGGTGCATCTACTGATAGCGATGACACTCTCAAATTGAAATCGGCAGTACCAAAAGGTATTGATATTGATATTACTGATGAGGGAAGCGACGAATCTGATGAAGAGGTTAAAAACGAGAATAATAATACTGCTATGATACCATCTACTTCACTATCTGAAACATTTGAACGAAATAAGCAATTGATGCGAAAGAAGCTTGGATTAAAAGGTGCAGGAGATGCAGGAGATGTGGGAGATTGGGAAGATTTGGACATAAGAGGAGGTCGTGGTCCAGAGCATCCATTGGATAATTCGGGAAAAGGAAATATAGGTTCGGGGGGGCGAAGGAGAGCACGTCATGGACTCTCTGACCTACCACCCGACCCAGATGATATTGATGAGATCATGACAGAAGGTAAGCACAAGGCGGGTTGTTCATGCGGCTTCTGCAAGAACAAGGGTAATTTTGGCAAAAAGAAGAAGGAAGAACAGGAAGAAGGTTGCAAAGAAGAGCAGGAAGAGAGCAAAGAAGAACAAGACGAAGTAAAGAAACAGCAAAAGCTTGATGAAAGCTATGCGGCTCCATTCCAACGTATGCGTAGTCTCGCTGGTGTCGGTAACATGATTCTTACATCCAATGGACTTATGGAAAACAAAAATGATCCAGGGGCCAATAAACCATTCAATACCAATTGGAAAATGGACGAGAAAAAGGCTGGTTTTGTCAAGATTGACGAGGAAAAACTAAACAGAGTTAAGGCTTCTCTTGAACGTAAATCCAAACGGGGCACTCTTTCCGATGAAGAATTCGAACTTGCTAAGAAACTCACAGAAGTATTGAAAAGACGCCAAGCCAAGGTATAATATGGATGAGACGGAAAGTAAAAAGAATCTGACCACTCCTGAGTTTAAGCAAATGCTCGGGGCTTTGATTTCTTATTTTGTTCAGCATTTGGGCATTCAAAAACTTCCTACTCTTAAACTAGTTGATAGCCAAAAAAATGCTAATAATCTTCTTGGCCTAACGGGGCATTATGATCACGAAAAGAAGCAAATTACTATTTATATTACTGATAGACACGAAATTGACCAATTAAAAACGATTTGTCATGAGCTTATACATCATTGGCAAAACGAAAGGGGAACTCTTCATCCCGAAGAACGAGGATTACGCGGGAATAATGACGCACAACCACATTATGCACAAAATAATATGTGGCTTCGTAAACGAGAAATGGAGGCATATTTATTGGGGGCCTTATTATACAGAGATTGCGTGGATGAACAAAGATACGGACCACTAAAAACCAATCCAATTTTACCAAGACCATACGACTAATATGCATAAAAGATTAACAGTCGATGAATTTATAACCAACGCAAAGAAAATCCACGGTGATAGATATGATTATTCTCGTGTTAATTATGTAAACAATAAAATTCCGGTTACGTTAATATGCCATAAGCATGGCAATTTTATTATGAGACCCGATTCTCATGTTGGCAGTAAACAAGGTTGTTCTCGATGTGGAATAGAGCAACGATCAAAAAATGCTATAATTCCGTTTCTAGAAATTCTTAACCGAGCTATAAAAATTCACGGGAACAAATATACTTACTTTCCAGAAACTTATATAGATTCTCAAACTAAAATGAAAATAAAATGTAATACATGCCTTTTTATTTTTGATCAACTGCCCACGAATCACGTTGGAAAATTAAAGCATGGGTGTCCCCGTTGTGCTAACAATCTTCCACTAACAACAGAAATGTTTGTAGAAAAAGCTCGGCGAATTCATGGAATGGCGTATGATTATTCGGAATCAATATATGTTAACTGTTATGTGAAGGCAAAAATAAAATGTCTTATTTGTAATAAAACATTTGAGCAAAGACCAAATGATCATTTGAATAATCATGAATGCCCTCATTGTCATAATGTTTATCCATTAAATACGGAAGAATTTGTTCGCCGAGCGATTGAATTACATAAGGGAAAATATAACTACTCCCAAGTTTCTTATATAAACAACCGTAGTAAGGTCAACATATGGTGTAATTCCTGTAATTTAACATTCATGCAAACTCCTGCCCATCATCTGGACGGACATGGGTGTCCCTATTGTTTCAGGAAAAAATATAACAGTTCCAAATGTGAAAAAGAATTTCTAGATAAATTGAAAATAGAAAGTCGTCAGGTATATTTCGGAAAAATGTCAGTTGATGGATACGATCCCAAATCAAATACTATTTATGAATTTCTTGGCGATTACTATCACGGAAACCCAGAAAAGTTTCATCCGAATGATTATAATAAGACTTGTCACAAAACGTTTGGAGAATTATATAATGATACATTTCGGAAATTCAAAATATTCCTAGGAAAGAATTACATCGTGAAATATATATGGGAGACTGATTGGATAAAGTATAAGTGTGGAGAACCTATTGAATTGTGCATAAAAACTTATGAATGAAGAATTTCCTACGATCCCAGGATTTGAGAATTTACTCCAACAGCGTGTCCAGAAGACTACTTCTGCTGATGGTCCGTTGCCCCCTCCTGGAACGATAGACCCTTATACATTAATGATTCAACGCAAACGAGGTGAAACATCTCCTATTGATCCGTCAACTATACAAAAGTGGCCCGAAGAAAATGTTAAGGAATTGGAAGACTATTGTAAGCGAAATGGTATCATGGGAGTTTCTTCTAGAATGAATCCTAAACTTGCCCTGATGCAACTAAAAAAACAAGTTGGGGATTATAGTGGGGTTGCATTGGACGACCGTATTCCCGAAGGATATGAAAAGATTGGCACTCCGAATAAATATGGACCAAATTATCCTTATTCTTCGGCTGTATCGAAAAAACAAATTATTCATGGGTAAGTAGATATTTATAACCATCGTGACTGTAATAGAGCAAAAATCTCAGTTTGGCGTTAATTATGATATTGGATATGACGGCTTTACGTCTCGCCAAAAGGATTTTATTTCGGCTGGCATTAATTGGTTCGAGAGGTGGGAGGCAATACCTGGGGTTCCTCCCGTGAGCCACGTTTTCAAAATTGTAGGAGAAGATTTAACAATTGAGGCATTCGGCGATGGAGTTAGACATGGAAAACTCAGTAATTATTTGAATGACCATACGTGTGCGTTACTTGTTCGCAAGCCATTGGGATGGACACTTGGTATGGGATTCCGTATGCATGAAGAAGCCAAACGACATTTGGGGGATAGATATAATTATTTCCTTATTGTAGCAATGGCAATTAGCAATAGCTATCTTGGCAAATGGATTGACAAGAAAACAAGTGGTAAATTTTCCATGTGGATTACCGACTGGGCAGATAATGCGAAATCAGAGATTTGTTCGTCTTTAGTAGCGAGAGTGAATGGAGCAATGCCAGAACTCGAAGGAAAGTCTGTATTGGCTAAGCCTCCATTTAAGGTAATGCCTGTCATGCTATGTGGTGACTCTGTTATTTATGAACCAGGAATAACTGAATTGATACCTTAGTATGATGCCACAATTGAATTATCAAAAAGCACTGGACACTTTGCAGTTAGCATTGGATGTTATCGGAGCGATTCCTGAAATCGGGACTGGCAGTGAAGCGGCGAATATGTTTATTTCTTTACTGCGGGCAGCAAAAGATAAAGAACCAGATTTACAGAAAAAACATTTAATTGATGCAGGACTAAGTGCCGTGGCAATGATACCATTTGGGGTGATTATTAAACTTCTTAAGAAAAGAGCTTTGATGAAAGCAGCAGTAAAAGTTGCTAAGGGAATAAAAACGGGAACGAAACACGTTCCAAAGTCATATACTGTAGAAAGACGAATACCTATGAAAATGAAGAAATCTCAACTTAAGGAAGCTGTTAAGGCAGTTGTCCGTCAGTGTTTGAACGAACGAGCAACTAAGGAAGGGTGCAGCGGCGGACGTAAGAGATTTACAGGTAAGCGCCTTAAGAATGAAGGAATGGGTGCCGATAGCAAACAAACCCCTATGGACGATATTGTTAAGTTTGTTATTCGTAAATTACCCGAAATCACCGATAGACCAGATAAAGTTGCCCGCGTTGCTGGTCTTTTATTTCAACGTCAATATGGTGGACAACCACCCGATCAACAAACTTTGTTGAGTCTTGTGCAAAAGCATATGAAAATTAGCGAAGATGGCGGCGAAGAAATTGAATTTCAAGGAACTGCTTCGCCAGATGTAGCTGGATCAATGTTTACGGCTGGCGCAGCCGCTGATGGTGGAGAAGGACATGCTTACGATGAGAATGAAGAGATTATGCTTATTAAGGTTATGGCTCTTATTACCAAGAAGCTTGAAGCTATGCATAATGGAGCGGGAGACACGCCACAGGGAATAGCCGTCGATATGCGTGGAGAGCCAGAAATTAGCGAACCTTCCGACGAACCGTCGACCCCTCCATTTAGCGGAGGTGAAGAAGAGCCAGAAGAAGAAGAACCATCGACCCCTCCATTTGGCCGAGGTGAAGAAGAGCCAGAAGAGGAACCAGAAGAAGAACCGTCGACCCCTTCATTTGGCCAAGGTGAAGAAGAGCCAGAAGAACCCGAGGAAGAACCAGAAGACCCCGACAATGACCCACAACTTACGGAAACGAGTCTTACCAAGGCAGGAAAGAAAGCTGTATCCTACAAGACTCAGGGTGCAACATACAAGGTTGCCCCAAATCCCTCATGCCGAGTCAAAAATGATGATAAAGATCGCCGAGAGCCGAAAGACCCTGAATTGACCGAGGCGGCAAGACGGAAGAAGATGAAAGAGAACCATCGTGTTCAAACCCGTTCTTATGTCACCGCTAAAGATAATCCGAATGATCCCAATGTAATGCGTGATCCAGAAAATCCGTATTCAAATGGGGCTTAAAGATTAAAATAAGTTGCTAAAAATACGATTTTACGCCATACTGTTTGGCGTGATATGTGTTATATTACACACACACACAAAGGAAAAATAATGAATAATATATTTTACGTTAGAGATAAAACCCTGAATCCTCCGCAGGAACAGATGTTCAAGTCATATCCTCAATTAGTTAGTTACTTGGATGGGATGTGCCGACGTGCCTATAAACAAACCAAGGTGCAGCGTACTCAACTCCTCGAAGAACTTGGAAACGGAAGTGATGATTATAATTCAACTTTGTTTGTTCGTTCAATGCAAGAGCAATTTGAAATTGGTGTCATTCGTGATGGTCGCAGAACACAATGTGATGTTACTACAATGGTTGCCTTTCAGAAACCAGAATACGGGGACTAAATATCCCCAAATATGTTACAAATAAATTTATCATGGTCGTTACCCTATAAAATAGGAAATATATGGCGACGGGAATGTATTCTTCCTATAGAATATTTGGGGGGATTCTTTGCGTTTTGGAAAGTTAATCGGTTTAAGATGTTGGCCGATGGGTTCACTGTTACAAAGAGCAAGAAGACAGGCAAATGGTATCTTTATGAAACAAAAGATAATCCCGCGTTGTTTCGTGTATTCAACGAAAAAGAAAATTCTCCCGAGGCAGAAGATAAGTTTGTCTTGCCTTCCTATTCCATCAAAGATCCCTCTGGACTTCGTGCATGGCAAGTTGATGCTGCGGGTGTGTTATGCTCAGCTATTAATCATTGGGGTGCTGCTATAGATGGCTCCGAGTGTGGTGTGGGTAAAACCTATATTTCTCTCGGGGCAGTTCGTGACTTGGATGTTCCATTTGTAATTGTCTGTCCAAAACCAGTAATAAATCAATGGAAAAAAGTCGTCAATAATCATTTTCATATGGCACATAATATGAGAGGAATTATTAATTACGAGCTTCTTATACGTGGCCGAAAGGATTCATCAATAGCGTCTTTTATTCTTCACCGACATGCTAAACGAGCCATGTTCGAATGGAAACTTCCAAAGAATACTATCATTATATGGGACGAAGCTCATAGATTAAAGAATTTTAAAACAAAAGTTAGTAAAACTTGTATTGCGGCTTATAGACAAGGATATAAACAATTATTTTTAAGTGCTTCCATAGCATCTTCACCATTGGACCTTCGTACTATTGGTACATGTACAGGATTATTTCAAACATCTAACGAATATTATAAATGGGCATATGAGCATGGAGTTTATAAAGGTACATGGGGATTGGAATTTAATAATGATTCTAAGGCACTACGTAGAATTCACAGTTATTTATTTAAACATCGAGGGGTTCGATTACAACGAGATGTCATTCCTAATTTTCCAGAAACTGAAATTATTGTCAATGCATATGACATGGCGGAAGAAGATACTTTGAAAATCAAGGAAATTTATGCTGAAATGTATAAGGAGTTAAATGTCCTGAAATGTAAAGAGAAAAATGATGATAGTGAAATGGCCATTCGTATTCGGTCATTACAACGCGCAGAAATAATCAAAATTCCTTTGATTGAAGAAATGGTAAGAGATGGTATAGAATCTAAGATGTCTGTGGTTGTATTTCTTAATTATTCCGATTCTATTGACGCTTTAGCTACACGTCTTGAGACAACTTGTATTTATGATGGTAGAAATGAAAAGATACGCGAGAAAAATATTGAATTATTCCAAGAGAATAAAGAACCAGTTATAATTACTAATGTTGCCGCTGCAAGGGAAGGAATTAATCTTCAAGATTTAGACGGAAAACACCCAAGACTAACTCTTTTTTCTCCTCCATATTCCGTTATAAAATTAAAACAAGCACTTGGACGAGTAGATAGGGAAAATTCAAAGTCTAAATCTATACAGAAAATAATTTATGCCGCAGGAACTCCTGAAGAACGGGTTGTTGAATTGATGGGAACGAAATTAGAAAATCTTACCATGATAAACAACGGAAAAATAACAGATAAAGATTTGAAAATATGAGAATTTTAACATGAGATGAACTCGTCCGCAATTAAGACAATAGTAGTACAAATGACTGCTGATAATGTTCAAGAATTTGACGTTGATGTTGGTGTATTTGACGACCCTTTTATGGAGGCTGCTACTCGTGCAGTTGAAAAAACTAAATCGCAGAAGCATGGTATTATTCGTGCTGTAACTAATTGTTGGGAAAAGACTAACCCAAAACGGTCAGCTATGTATAATTCTTACTGGATTCTTGTCAATGCTGCCTGCTATGGAAAGGCAGAACAATTACGAGAGAAGTTCAAGGCGCAAACTGATTGTGACCTAAAAAATGAACCCATGTGTGGAAAAGTTAAGAAAACAAAATGAAAAGAGATGCGTGTTAAATGGAACAGATACCTCAAAGTCCTAATTCTAGCTCCCTATTAGAAATTAATTTACATACAGCCACAGGCGATGACCGTCTGATGGGAGTGTTGTACAGAAAGATGGAAGACCTTGCGAAAGAAGTTCATGAACTCAAGACTCAAAAAATTATCAATGAGACTCAACTGCCTCCCGAGTTGCTTGAGCAAAGCGGAATGCTTCCTCAGACCCCCACGAGAATTACCCGAGGGCGAGGTTGGCGTCCTCTCCTTCGTTCGGAGATTGAAGATGCTATCAAAGTTTCGCCTTTTTGTACAGATCAAGCCAAGCATTTGGGAGTTTGTATTGGTACTTATCGAAAATATGCGGTTGCACTTGGTCTATGGAAGCCACAGCCTCACCACAGGGGATGTAGAAAAGCGCCGTGGAGTCCAGAAAAGGGAAAGTATTCATTATCTAAAATTCTAAAGGGAGAATACAATAATAATAGACTGGTAACGGATTACATGGTGAAAAAAAAGATGTTAAAAGCAAGTGCAACTGAGGAGTGTGCTATTTGCGGATATAACAAAAAGCATTTGGCAAGTAAACATGTTCCCCTCTTATTAGATCATATAGATGGGAATAGGCAAAATTTTCTGAAAGAAAATATACGATTGATATGTTGGAATTGCACTGTGGAATGTGGTCGTGGATACTTACGCCGGGGAATTTATTATTTTGATCGAGATTTGGCGAATTAATTCCAATGAACAACGATATTTATTTTGGTCGTCGCAGAAAACTCCTTGGTCTTCAGCCAAGGAGATGAATGCGACCCACAAATATAATTAGTTGACTTCTTCTGTGTCATAATATATATTGGCAATATGATTGAATAAGAGACGATAACCAAGTCTCACAACACAATCAAAAAATAATTTTCTGGTTAAGAAACCAGATAACGGTCGGAACGACCGTATAAGCCGTCTGTCTTGACATAAGACTTCGTTAGAAATAACGAAGCAGTTGATTGGGTCGGAAACACCTAC